AACCAACTGTAGTGTTATCCGTTGTGCCACAGCAGAAGCAGATGATATCATTGCACGTTGGATTGCTTTACACCCCCAAGACGAACACGTTATTGTCAGCTCTGATTCTGACTTTGTGCAGTTGATTGCACCCAATGTAAAATTGTACAATGGTATCAACGATCACTTGTTCAGTACTGAAGGTGTTACTGACGCAAAAGGCAAAAACTTGGCATTTACTATTGAGAGCAACAGCAAGATCAAAGTTGGCAAACCCGACGCCAACTTTGTGCCACCTGTGGATTATCAGAAATGGGTGTTGTTCTTGAAGTGCATGCGAGGCGATCCTGGTGACAATGTGTTCTCAGCCTATCCTGGTGTGCGGGTCAAAGGCACCAAGAATCAAGTGGGACTCACAGAAGCATTTGAAGATCGTGACCGTCGAGGTTATGCGTGGAACAATCTCATGTTGCAACGTTGGATGGATCATGAGCAAACAGAACGCAAGGTGCTAGACGACTATGAACGCAACCGTACCTTGATTGATCTCACAGCACAGCCCGATGCTGTCAAAACTGTAGTAGACGAAGCCATACGTGAGCAGATTAGCCATAGGGATGTGGGCATGGTAGGTGCGCACTTCCTAAGATTCTGTGGCAAGTACGAGCTCACCAAACTCAGCGACTATGCAGATGCCATAGGTCGCTGGTTGAATCAAACATACAAAGGAGTATTAGATGATCGAAGCCAAGCCCATAGTGGATAAAAAGTATTGGATCTTGAAACAAGATGATCGCAAAGTAGGTGTGGTAGAAGCCGAAGGCGATGGCTACACTGTACGCATTAACGACCAAGTGGGCCGGTTCAAAACCATCCCTATGGTGCGTAAAAAGGTAGACATTGAATTCTCGCCGCCTGAAAAGACCACAAAGCCAGCTCCAGATCAAGTGCATGGATTCGAAACAGGATGCAGAGCATTCAATCCCATGTGGGATGTCAAGCATAAGTTACCATTGTTTACCAAAGAAAACAAATCAAAATCATGGTATGCCGCAGGTTGGTATGCTGTGAAACAACATCGCGCATGGAAACTGCTTCGCAACCCAAAGTTAATTGTGTTGGAACGTTATCAATATCAAGGTCCATTTCATACTCAGGAGGCAGCACGTGACAAATCCCTTTCGTGATCAAGAAAAATTTATGAAGGCATGCGACCAAAGTGTCGACGCAATGAATGAATCGCAATACACCATGTACAAAAATTTAATTGCGGAAGAGTTCCGTGAACTGCAAGAAGCGCACGACATGGAAGCAGAACTGGATGCCTTAATTGACATTCTAGTTGTGACAATTGGTGCCATCCATAGTGCAGGGTTTGATGCTGAAGGTGCATGGCGAGAAGTTATGAGCACTAACTTTGCCAAAATTGATCGTGACACAGGCAAAGTGCGCAAACGTGAAGATGGCAAGGTGTTGAAACCTGTGGGCTGGACTGCACCCAACTTGGTGCCATTCTTGAAAAAATGAGTCTACACATACATCGGTTTGTAGACTCAGTCAAAGCACACGAAGCACGTGGACAAAAAGATTTCTCCATGCCCATGCGCGATGCCAAAGACTTGCATGCGGACATCACTAAACTGTTGATTACATTGGAACAAATGCGTGAACAGCAGACTCGTGGTGCAGAAGTTGTAGAAGTACAGATCACTGGAGGTAGTTTTAAATCTGCATAGTTATTGGCATAAATAAACATGGAGTTTAATATGTCAAGACCAAAGCCAACAGTGCTAATCGAGCACACCAACAAACAATCCTACAAGACAGAACAAGTACTGGCCTCGGAAGGTGTGTGGGCTGTGTTTTTTGACTCAAAGCCCATTAACCTAAAGACCAGCAACTTGCTCACGCAGTTTCCTGGACCCAAGTACAAAAAAGTATCGTTCTCCAATCCGGGACATGCTATCAACTTGGCCAGAAAACTCAACACACAATTCCGAACAGACAAGTTTTCAGTTGTGCTGTTAACTCAAGGGGATAAAATCTATCCCAATGCTCAATAAACTTACCCTTACTCAGGAACTGATAACACGCTACCCTGATGCGCCACCTCTTGACGAAGCCATGCGCACCTGGTGGCAGAACATTCAAGATGATGGTGGCTTGAGACTCACATACGAAGGCTTCTATGTGTTTGAGAACTTGCTGGAACTCAGTAGTTACACATTTGATTTGCCAGAGAAGTTGTTGACTCCCAAGAACTTGCTGGCACTAGATCGCCGCATGACTTGTCCTTACTACATGGTCAACAATCGCAAGCTCAACAAACTGGTGATGTTTGGCAGCAAAGAAGCCATGATGGCCACACTGCACGGAGACATGCAGAGATTTATCACAAGTTTAAGTTACTGATATCACGCTGGAATCGCATTTCCATCATGGTGGGATAGTCGTCTAGTAGAAACTCACGTTGCGCACGTAGTCGTTCTTGATATGGTGCCAAGTCTATGCGTCCCTGTATCAAGTCTTGGTTTAGTAGCAAAGCCTGCTCTGCACGACGATTATTGGGCATGCTGTCATAACTTGTATCTACCAAGTCAGTAAACATGTCAAAGCCCAATTCCTTGCAGTGTTGCACAATGCCTGCATGTCCTATTACTACGGGTATTTGTTCAGCGGCCATAGCCAACAAGGTTTTCTCTGATATAATTCCTGGTGCGGTGTTGTACTCTGTTTCTGTCACAATGTTCACGGCACAAGTTCCATATACATACGCCAAGTTTATAAAGTTGTCAACATTGTTGTAGGTGTACTGGGTATAGTCGTAATTGGGCAGTCGTATGCGGTCGTGATAACTCAATGTACCACCTGACCAGCCTTGTAGTATTTGCATGACTCTGTATCTGTGATCACACATGCGCCCGTTCAAGCACTGCCATGACTGTGTTCGAGGTTGGCTAACAATGTGTTGCCATTCTGACCAACGTTGATACAACTGATTCACAAGATCATAGTTGTGATTGCTGAACTCAACTAATCGAATAGGTCCTGAGTATACTTGATCTAGTCCATGATTCCAATATGTTACAACTACACGGTCAGCACGTGATCCGTACCGCTGTTCTATCTGTTCTAGTTCCAACACACAGCCGTCCTGTATGTTTACCAAGTCCTGAAAATGCAACAACAAGATGTCGGTGTCAAAGTCAGGCAGTTTCAAACTCCACCCTGTATGCGGCAAGCGACTGCCGCCAAAGCAGTTGTAAACTGGGGTGAAACTTAGTCCTAGTTTTGTGATTTGTTGGTCAAATAAAACACTGTAATCCATGGCGTATTTACAACAGTCAAAAAGTAATACTTTTCTAGTACTACATTTTGGTTGACCAATAATGCCCGAAATGCTATAATACACACATGATGAGAAAGAAACGCATTGATCGAACCCACATTGTATACACAATCCAAATTGGATTGGAGTACTACATTGGTATTACCGCTAAAACTCAGCGCACCATAAACATGTCTATTCGTAGCCGTGTAAACAAGCACATCTACCGCGCCCGTACTGAAGACAAGAGTTGGAACCTGTACGAAGCGATTCGTGCCGCAGGCGAAGCCGCTGTAAACTATGCAATCGTGGACATTGTGCGTGGCAAAGATGTTGCACACAAACTAGAGCGCGAGTTAATACAAAAGTACGCACCTGCACTAAACACTGATGTGCGGGTAAAGCAAAACGGTTGACCAATAATCGCCGTTTTGCTATAATATACACATACAACGCAACAAGGAGTCAGCAATGGAACAGTTCAAAAGTTGGGAAGACATGACGGATCTTGAGCAAGCCCAATGTACCTATTGGGACATGTACAAGGACGCATATGGCCATCGTCCCCGCGGTGTTGACACCAGTACTTGGACTCTGGCAGACTTTGAACAGGAGTTTGCCAGCCTGGGCAGTGTTATCCAGCGTGAAGAAGCTGACCGCAAGACAGCCGAAGCCCAAGCCATTGTGAAGTTTGAAAGTCGTGTGACCAGTCTCATGCACACTGGTGCCAACCGTGAGCGTGTGATTGCATGGCTCATGGATGCTGAACATGCCAACGGCGACGCCGACTATTTTTGTTTCACGCAGGGCTTGCCCTACGGTTATTTTAGAAAGGCAGCATGATGAAATTCACAGTTGAATGGCATGACAAAATGCATCGTTGGGACGTGGTTCGTTGGG